AACATCGTTCTCAGGCATCTTGAGAATCCATGCAGCCACCCTCGCGCATTCCTCACGCTCGGCAGCGGCGACAAGGGCGGCGAAGCGTTCAAGGTCTTGCGGCGTCCGTACAGCCCATTCCGAAAAACCCGCCTCCCGCGCCATGCGGATAATTTCATCGCGTGTCATTTCATTTCCCTTGCTCGGATGGATTCTCTAATAGCGTTGTCAGTTATCAATCGTTCAGTTTGCGGGTCTACTGGCTCCCCCCACCGAGAACAGGTGCGGCACTGCCAGTTAATCCGTCCATCGCAATCGCGTTTAATGTCACCGCCTGCGTGAAACCAGTCGCATATCTTGTTTTTTAGCCAGTTCATTTCAATTCCCCCTTGCTCGGATAGCTTTGGCTAGGTTGGTGCAGACGTTAGACCCTGGAACGCAGCCAGTCCACCAACTTTTCGGCTAGTGCCCCGGCGCCCATCTTCTTGTTACCACCATTCAGCCAGCGAATGTGCTGCGCCAACTCGTCAACATCGGGCACCCATCGCTCACGCTCGGCAGCGGCACTGACGGACACCAATTCCATCAGGCGCTGCATCATGAAGTCGTGTGTCCATGTTTGAAAACGCTCAGCCTTGCTGTATTGCGCTGCAATTTCTTGCGCCAGCTTGATGATTTCTTCGCGGTTCATTTCATTCCCCTTTTTTATTTAATCTCTCACTCACTATTTCGGCGCACTGTTCAATGAACCGACTAGCGTTGTCCCATGCTTCTTCAGGTGTTTTGAATTTGAAACCGGCATCGGTAGCAACTCCGCCGCCATAAACTGTGCCCATCCAATAGGTTTGCAGTTTTCCGTTTTCTACAACCTGAAATCTCTCGGTGTTGATGTCGCTTTGCAGCGCCATCGAGTATGCGGAAATGCGATCGTTCATTTCATTCCCCAATCCAAATTTTACGAATATCAACCCACTGAGACAATTGCAGATCATCGTAGCTCTCTGCAAAGGCTGACTCAACCGCGCGGCGAATGCTGGTCTTGGTTTCCTCGGCCAGGATATGCCAATGCTCATGTATCCAATGGACGCATTCCCACTCGATGAATGCGTTTTGACGCATCAGCGCGTACTTTGTCGCGGCCAGAATCAATGCACTATTCATTTCCGTAGCCCTAACTTCTTTTTCCAGCAGTTGAAACACATCCACCGGTTTCCGTTGTATTCAATGCCATGCTCAGGGGCAGCCATGCTGGCGCACTTGTCACACTGCTTCAGCTTGTTGCAGGCTCGCTCTGGTGTCGATTGAGACTTTTTCGGTGCGCCGTGGGTTAGCCAGTTGCTCATGATTGTTTCTGTCTTTGCATTGCAGTGCTATCAACTTTTCCACCGTGAAAAAACGGTGCCCGTTTTCGCATTCGCGTTTGCGCAGAAGCTCGCCTTTGCTTTCAAATGCTGAATGCTTGCGTGTTTCAAGCACGCGCGTCAATGATCTGCAGTTTGCGCATCGCATGATCAAAAGACAAAATAAGACATCAACACCCAAAGCACGATCACAGCACACAGGCCGAGAACGTATTTCGCAACCTCTGCGGTTTCTTTGTCGTACTCCTCGACTGAGTAGTACCCCGTATCCCACTCGCCGTCTTGCATCGTGCGAGGTGTCTCAATGTGTGAACGTTTCATTTCTTCATCTCCAAAAAAAAGCCCATGAGCGAATCATCGGGCTTTGTTGATCGTTTGCCTACTAGGGCAAACCCTTAAACGTATGGCTTCAGGTTTGGCGGTTTCCAGCCTTCCGGCTTGCCAATCTTGCCGCCTGGCAGAATCACCGGCTTACCATCAACCAGCTTTGCCTCGTTTGATGTCAAAACGGCGTCGTCGGCCTCGTCCTTGTCCATCTGCGCCAGGTATGCAATGCCGTTGCCAGTCACCTCGGCATCGCACAGAGCATCTAAGCAATCCTCGCGCAAATGCTCTGGAATGTAGGCGATCACGCCGCCGGTTTTGAGCTTGAGCGCCAGCGCGTTAAGGTCAATCATGCAGCGCTGCAAAAGCCGCGCGTATCCCTCTTTGCTCACGCTCAGATTGTCCAGCAGCTCGCATACTTCCTCGATGTGGCATCCGATCTGCACGCTGATACTTTCAGCGTTGAGCTTGTTCGACTCTTTGCCGCAGTTACGCAGCCATGTCGCTGTTCGTTGAAAATTGCTGTATGACATCTTTTAGCCCTCCTTTGGCATGGGACATTGCGAAGTGAAAGATTGATGCGCCAACGCCTTTTTTGAGCTTGCGGCGCTGCCAATACCTAGCGTTCCTCTCCTTTTTGGTTTCTTTTGAGTCTGGCTTTGGTTGATCTGGACGGTTGCCAATCGCGTACACCGGGCGCAAATACTTATGGCCTGATGTTGCATCTACCGATACCCAGGAGCTGACGTAGAGCAGCTTTGGCCGCTTGGAGCGGTGCAGATTCGGTTGCAGCATCTTATCAATTGACGATGATGCCGACTTGTACTTTAGGCCGCATTCGCGCTCAATCTCTGCACGAGTCATCGGCCCGCAAGCCTCAAGTGACTCTAGTATTTTGTTGCGCACACTGTCGGGTTGGTTTCGCTTTTTCTTCATACAACAACATCCTCTAACCGTGTTTTACCTTTGATCAAGTCAATGATTCGGCGCTCTGTCAGTCGGTGGCACCGGATCATCGTGCGAGCTGGCAATACGTCAAGCAGCGCGGCGTAGTCATCAAGCACAGCCCGAACTGCGGCGATGCCTTCACCATCCAAGCGCAATGCACCGCCGCACTTGTGACGCTTGCCAGCTTTTGCCAATGCTGCAACTGCATCATGTAGCAAGCCTGAATTGTCTTCACAAACCTTCATATCGCGCACTAGGGTTTCCAGCAGGTTGACAGCATTGGAAACAAGTCTCCAATCCTCAGGTGTTGGGTTCTGGCCTTGCTCGATCTCATGCAATCCCTGGTACATGCGCGTTAGCTGATAGGTGCGCTTCTCAGCTTGTAGCGGCGCTGTAGGGCTGGCCAGCAGCTCATCCATCACCGTGTAAGCGCATTCGTACTGCGGCAGTTTGCGTTTCTTCTTCATTTGTATATCCCGTTTGGGTTAGATGTGGATAGACTTGGATAGACTTTGCTAGATATTGTTATTCTTCATTCTTTCGTACCTTTCAAAATCAGGTTCTCAATCTGCTTTTTTGCATCCTCACAGCCCCGGCACACGATAGCCGTGTGACCGATGCCCTCCAGATATTGGAGCCAATCTTTCTGTTCGGCGCTCACGCTGCCGCCTTTCGTGCGCTTCATCTCAATCCATAGGCTCCAGGCCGGCACAAACATATCCGGCACGCCTGAGGCCCCGCCTTCGGCCTTGAGCCTGCCAGCTGTAGCCGCGCTTCTGGCTCCGCCGTTTGGAATCGCAAAGATGCGCACATCTGGCCAGCTTCGGCGGAACCATTGCACGAACTGGCGTTGTTCTTCGTGTTCTGTTGGAATGCGGTCAGCTTGCGTCATCATCACCTCGCATCACCTTTTCGATTGCTTCTAACTTCATTTTGACGTCCACCAGCTCATACAAAGCTTCACGGTAGCCACTCCACGCCTTATCAGCGCGTTCGCGCTCTGCAGCCAGCAAACGCTCCAGGCGCTCGAATTGCAGCTTCTCTTTTGCGTTCAAAACGGAATCTCCCAAAGCCAATCTTCACAATCATCTTCCGTCGCTGCGAACTCCGCAGGCGGCTCCATTCCATGCTTCTCACACTTGCCGTTTTTGCTGTACCACTCGCAGGTATGGCAACACTTCGGCGGGCCTTTTTTGTCAAACTCGCGCCAGGCGATTACGAAACTAGGTTCATTTGGGCGCATGCCACCAACTCCTACTAGTTACTCTGCAAAATTTCCCGTCCATTTTGTATTTGAGGTAAACAGGAGGCTTTGCCCCGTTCAATCTCAAAATCAGCGAATCGCTCAGCCAGCCGTTCGGCTCGGTGTCTTTCATCAAGTCAGCCGGATTCAGGCCGGCACTGCGAGACATGGCCATGAACGTCTGCATCGCTTTGTCTCCGGCATAGCCGTCATGCGCAACCGGCAGATATTCGGTGACGCTTGGGCTTGCAAGGTCGCGCCCGTAGTAGGTAACGGCAAGCATCTTCTTTGTGCTGGCCCGGCTTACGTGTACTTTCCAATGCCAAGCCCGCACCGGCATCTCAATTGGGTCAAGCCCGAGAATGTCCACATCGCGCAGCTTCAAATCTTTCTTCTTTGGCTCAGGGAAAACGGCTCCGCAGGCTTCGCATTCTTTTGCGGATATTGCACATAGTTCTCCGCATGAGTCACACACTTTTACCGGCGCCTCGCCATCGCCTTCGCCTGAAACCTTGTTCGGTGGCTTCACGGCGGTGATCGGCCCATGAGTCTCCACCACGCCGGCGAAGTCCAGCACAAGGCAATGGTCTGTATGGCTTTTCACGCGCAGGCCACGCCCTGCCATCTGCACGTAAAGACTTGCGCTCATGGTCGGGCGCAGCATGGCGATCAGGTCAATGTCAGGGTAATCGAAGCCGGTGGTCAACACGTTGGCATTGGTCAGGGCGCGGATTTCTCCGGCTTTGTACCGTCTCAAAATTGATTCACGCTCCGCTTTCGGCGTTGCACCGGTAACGCACTCCGCTTTGATGCCTTGCGCATTCAACTCATTTGCAATCGCCTCAGCGTGAGCCACGCCAGCGCAGAAAAATAGCCACGCCTTGCGCTCACCGGCCAACGCCATAACTTCGGCAACCACTGCGGCGTTTTTGTCTGCTTTGTTCACGGCTGCTTGCAGCTCTGCCTCGATGTACTCGCCGCCTCGCTTATGAACGCCTTCTGTCGATAGCTTTGCTTTCGTGATCTTGCTTCGCAGCTTTGACAAAAAACCCTTGTGAATCAGCTCCTCAATGCTCACCGGCTCCACCAGGCCATCAAACAGCGCAGGCTTGTCGGTGATCATGCCGTGGCCAAGACGGTAAGGTGTGGCCGTAAGCCCGATCACGCGCAGGCTCGGATTGATAGCCTTTAGAGCATTCAGCAGCTCACGGTAGCCGCCCTCGTCCTTGTGGCTGACCATGTGGCATTCGTCAATCACAATCAGATCAACATGTCCGATTTTGTCAGCCTTGCCGCGCAGTGATTGAATGCCAGCAAACGTGATCGGCTCGTCCAGCTGCTTGCGTCCGATGCTGGCAGAATAAATGCCAAGCGGCGCACCAGGCCAGTGTAGGCGCATCTTCTCGGCATTTTGCTCAATCAGCTCTTTCACATGCGTGAGCATGAGAATGCGAGTCTCTGGCCAATTCTGCACAGCTTCTTTGCACAGCGCGGCCACGATATGGCTTTTCCCGGCTCCGGTCGGCAGCACGAGGCAAGGATTGCCCTCATTCTTCTCAAACCATGAATAGAGCTGGTCGATTGCTCGGCGTTGGTATTCACGCAGCATTACCGTTCCTCTCATTGTGGACTCGATAAACCTCTGCCATCGTTTCCTCAAAACGGCGCAATTCGTCAACCGTGATTAAGTCACTCACGCCAGCATCCTCGGCCAT